ACCTGTTGTTCCTGTTGTTCCTTGTGCACCTGTTGTTCCTGTTGTTCCTTGTGCACCTGTTGTTCCCTGTGCTAATTTCTGCTGCAGCTGCCATTTCGTCGTGAGTCGATAAGTTCCGCGTTCGTTAAGCCTATCCTCAACATAAAACAGATCATGTTGGTCAAGCCAACTTCGACGGCTCGCGTATTCCTGTAATTCCTCGGTCGTTGAGCGCCGAATGATTGGTTGGGGTTTGCCTTTTTTTAAAATATTCGCCCGCCGCGGCCGCCGTAAGACTTACGGCGGCGCCGCCGTAAGTGTGGGAATATTACTATCCCGGCATATCCGCCTTCTTTTTTCAGTTGCTCAATTAGTTTTTTTAGCCTTCGTTCTGAATAATCGTTGTATAGTTTCATTGACGTGCCTCTACTAAATTTTTCATTTCTGCTATGATGCCGTCTATGGCGTACGCCTGAATTTCGTCGTGAAATTCCTGTAATTCCTCGGTCGTTGCCATGGTAAAATCGGCGTTTGTGGGGTAGTCGTAGCCGTGCTTGATTGCTTCGGGTTTGACCTTATTGATTTGCTTAATTAGTGTTTCTTTATTCATACAGCAATTATCGCCTTTTTCGGCGAAATTGTAAAGGAAAATAAACCTAATAAAATCAATGACTTACGCAGCCTCTGTAAAACCTCCTGCAATCGGTTTGCAGCGGTCCTATCCTGGGAGTTGGGATAGTTCGGGGGGGAGGTCAAAGCACCGTATTCGGACTCCTGCCTCACGAAGCATAGTTTCAGCATGGTCTATCGAGTAATGCTTGCCTGCGCCAACGCCAGAGAACGGACGATTCGGTCCGATGACTTCCTTGATTCCTGCTTGGATCAATGCGCGTGTGCAATCAGCGCATGGCTTCGGTTCCCAGTTTAGATATGCACGTGAGTTGTTGAGTGAAACGCCAACGCGAGCGGCATTGAAGATCGCGTTGCGTTCTGCATGTTCAACCCAGTGATACTTTTCTGGACGCTTCCAACGATCTTTCCAATCTTCTTCAATGCCGCGAGGAAAGCCATTGAAGCCTGTTGAAAGTATCACATTGTCATCATTGACAATGACGCAACCAACTTTTGTTGATGGGTCTTTGCTCTTCTGAGCGATCAGAGAAGCCTGTAAGATAAACAATTCATCCCACGAGAGTTCATCACGAATCATAATATATTCTTCTCAATTACTTGATTGCAATCTTACGAGATTTCTGTTCTTCAGGAATGACGTTTTCTAAGTTAATAGAAAGAATGCCATCAACAAGGTTTGCATTACGAACCACTACGGTGTCAGACAAAACAAATTGACGAGAAAATTTACGACCAGCAATACCCTTTACAAGATAATCGCGTTCATCTTCCTCAGCCTTTTTGCCTGTAACTCTGAGAGAGTTTTTCTCAGCAGTGATTTCAATTTCATCTTGCTTGTAGCCAGCAACTGCTAGTTCCACAATAAAATTGTATTCGTTTTTCCTGACGACATTTACAGGTGGAAAAGCAGTTTGAGATGATGTAAGTAGATGGGCTGCATTATCAAGAGCGGCGAACGCATTTTCGAAACCAAGTGCTGTTGGTAGAAAGCGATCGAAATATGCAGATGTGAGTGATGTGATATTGGTCATTTTGTTACTCCTTTAATAAGCAAGTTTAGTTATGGACCTCAAATGAGCATCCACTTTTATTTATACACCAGTTGAACCAAATCCACCAGCGCGTTCGGAATGTTTTTCTGGTTTTTTAGTTAGAACAACTAAATGTACAGGCACATTACAAACAACCTCAGCCTGTGCAATTCTATCTCCTTTCTTGAGAACTTGATCTACACTAGAAATATTTGTCAATAGAACAAACACTTCTTCTTGATAGTCAACATCAATAATACCTTCTGAGTTTACAAGAACGAGCCCTCGCTCGAGTGACAAACCAGATCTTGAATGAAGGCGAATGCTATAGTTTTGTAGTGGAAAATCATAATCTGGATAATCTGGATATGTAGTGGTACTTTGTTCGATTTTAAAAACTAAACCTGTTGGAATGAGTAAACGATCTCCAGAATAAATCGAAATGCCATGAGTCTTTACATATTGTGAGATAGGATTATTGTATTTGTCATATCCTTTTACAGTATCTTCCGTTGGTTGAAACGAGAGATCAAAACAATTAGAAAGTGATGTGCCATATGTTGGAGAGTCAAAATAATCACGAACTTTATAAATGCTAACTGAAATCATAAATTATACTCCATAGATAAATAAATCACTATTTGGATATTATGCCTCTTTCTTTTTCTTTCCTATTGTATATTTGGAAACCAACTGCCACTGATTCTTATCTTTAAACGAAAGAATCTTAATTTGACTTAATGGTGCGACATTATCCTTTGTTTTGTCTGCATTTACTAACTTCACCAATCCCCACTCAGCCATTAGATTTGCAATCGTGTTGCGACGTTGAGTATCATTATCAGACATATTGCTTGGTTTGCCGTCTAGTTCAAAGAGTTCCTTGAAGTGAACAATGTAGTACTTTCCTTGTTTATGAAGAATATGGCAAGACTGATAAAGAATATTATCTTTTTTCGCTGCTACACCGATGCGAGTGAGCGTCTCTCGGACTTTGAGGAAGTCGTCTTGATTTTCTAATTTGACTTCTACGAGTTTTTCGACCATGATTAATCACCCTTATATAATTGTTTTCTCATTTCGGTGATTTGATCGTTTGAAAGAATCTTACATGCTTCTTCGGCTTTTGCGTCGGAGTATCCATAGTATTCTTTAACAACACTCAAATCACGACTTTGCGCCTTTTTGTGCCATTTGTTAAATTGGCGTTTCGAGGCTCTTATAATATTTATAAGAAAGTCATATTTGAGTTTATTATCAAGAGTCGTAAATCGATTCATTTCATTTGCCCAGAGAACTGTGTCTCGATGAAACGAGAGTGCACGATTAACTATAAATGAAGGATACGACTTTTCGTCCTGCTCGGTCAATAGAGCATATTCCTTCGTCTGTAAAATAGATGGAATAATTTCTTTGAAAAGATCAGCAGGCATATTCAATATTATGTAAACTTACACTCCACCATCATTTCAGTTAAACATGCAGTTAAATTTAACTCTTGATCAGCAACAAATGCAGCCTGATACTGATACTTGGCGAGAATTAAAACAGCATTTGGAATTGTCGACTTATCAAGAATGTCATAGAGATTATCATAAATCTTACGATAAATTCTAACTGGATCATCACCACCGAAATTAGCGACCCATTTACGCATTGAACTAAAGTTTTGTTGTTTGAGTGCAGAGACAAGATCGTTCAGCGAAACATCAGCGATTGTGGATAGAATCCCAGAATCAATCTTACCGCTGACAGAATATCTCTGGAGTTCATTCAGTACTCGACGATAATCTGGAAAATACTTCTTGACAACTTCAGCGAGGACTGCCTTATCAAATGGGATCTTTTCTGCGGTCAAGATTTCCGTTGCACGCTTCATAAAAGAAACTGCCATCTTCGGCTTGTCGTCTTTGCGAAGTTTAAACTCAATTACAGCGCAACGAGAATGCAGTGGTTCAATGATACGATTCTTGTAATTACAAGTCATGATAAAAGTGCAGTTATGCGCAGACTCTTCCATCGCAGCACGCATGGCTGGCTGAACACTATTTGGGTTTAATCCATCAGCCTCATCAATAATAATTACTTTTTTACCACCTGTCATCGACATTGAAGATGCGTAATTTTTGATCTTCATTCTGAATGTATCGATGCCATTTTCGTCAGATCCGTTTATGAGAAGATAATCGCATCCAATTTCTTCACAGATTGCTCGCGCAACTGTCGTTTTACCTGTTCCTGCTCCACCACATAGCAATAGATGCGGAACTTCTTTTCTATCCACATATGACTGAAATGTTTTTTTCAATTCTTCAGGTAGAATACATTCCTCTACAGTTTTTGGTCTGTAGAGTTCGACCCAGAGCGATTCTTTCATGATAAAACCTCATAATGAAAAAATGGGGTGGAGAAGGTGAATCCTCACGATGAGCAGTCTGGCGGATAGTATCGTCGGCAAGAAGTCCGCACCCCAATAGACTTATTTAGCCACGTTTTCGTAAATGGTTTGGAAGTCATTCTGCTCTGCAACCTCCTCTTCATAATTACGCTTGTGATAAGTCTTTCCCAGTTTACGCCCCAACTTCTTGGGAATCTTACACTCATCTTGCATTTTTTGCAGAACTTCTCTAATGAGATCACGTTCTGTTTGGATACGAGTGAGTGAGTTAGAAATTTCTTGAAGGCATCCTAGAACCTTTGCTTTATCTACTTTCATTATTCTTCTCCAAATGTCGATGCAGCTGCTTCAATCGCAATGTAATAAAAGATTGGTATAGATTTATGCTTAAACTTGGCCAGACCCTTGCGATGAATAGAAACATCATACGATCCATCAAGCATCTTAAAATTTTCAACCTTCATCACAACATGGAATTTTTTGCCATCTTCAGCTGTACCAATTTCAATTTTGGATTGATCTGCTGAATTATCCTTAACATCAGTTGCGATAAAGTAAATTGTAGAACCATCGCTCTCAAACACAAAGTTTGGCGAACCAGAGATACCTGCACTCTTGCGCATCCAATCAAGATCTTCTCGCGAAAGGCTAAATGAACAATCAGCTATTTCTGAAAATAGTTGATTGTTCTTTTCTGATGGAATCACAATAACCTTTGGTGAACAATACTTGATATAATCAGATCTCTTTTTGTTATCTGTGGCGATAACAACACGATCATCTGTAAAATCAAGAACTGGATCTTTGTATAAAGAAATCTTTGCAAGTAACTTGTTTAGATCGTAAAGAGCAAACTCCTTGGTGAAGTTCTCTGTTACAGTTACCTCAGCAAAGATAGTTTTAAGTGGAGAAATAGTTTTAATAACATTACCTGTTTTAAATTGCAGACTCTGATTGATACAAGAGAAGTTTTTCAAAACATTAATAGTATTTTCTGACAATTTCATAATTTAAACCTCATTAGCCTCAACACAGTTAGTATATAAACAATCAATCACATTGTCAATTCTAGTCTTTAATTCATCTAGTGTGCAATTATTATCCATCACAATATCATAGTGTGATCCAATCCAAGCCCATTCACTGTAATGAACATCTGGATATTTT